AGGACGCCACCGTCTTCGGAGTCATCACACACCCCGACGGCATCCAGCACGCGCTCCAAGTCGATACGGACTACATCATCCCGGTAAGCCCACAAGCCACCATCGAGAAGCTCGTCTCCCTCTTCCCGGAACTTAGCGAGCAGGAGAGATTCAACCTCGCCTCCTACGTGCTCAACAACCAAGAGTTCCCATTCGGGAATATCGTGCCCTCAACCACCACCATCAGAGACTACGACTATATGGTCGCCAACGGATGGTTCCCAGAAGAGCCCGAATGAGGTACTTGCTCATCCTTCCTCTCGTAGCCGCTGGCCTCTGTCTGTTCCTCCTCGGTCCCTTCTTTGGGTTCTTCCTCCGTGTAGGTACAGACCCTCGCCCGTGGCCGTGGGTGTACGACATCTTCCGCGACCTCTCCGCGATGGCTTCTATCATGGCGTCTTCTTTCTTGGACTTTACATTGACCAAAGCCAACGGCTATCCCTTCGGTCATCAAACAATCTCGGCGGTGTTGGGCGTCAATGCAGCACGTGGCACGCTCTCCCCTCTGGGTAAGAAGCTGCGCAACCTGCTCGACTACATCGACCCCGACCACTGCCAAAAGGCATACGACAAAATCAAAACACCATAACACATGGAATTTTTCACAGAACACTGGGCAGAAATCGCCCTCGCCGTTATCGCCCTCGCTGGCACAATCACCGGACTCACAGAATCGACTGAAGACGACAAGATCGTGGACGTCCTCCGCCGCATCGTAAACGCCATCGTATTCGGCAAAGCGAAGTGAAGACGGACGACTTCGATAAGGTACTCAAGGACTTTGCCGAAGAGGTAAACCTTGCAGCCAAGCGAACCCTCGGCTCCCGTAAGATTGGCAAGAACCGGTCCTATGGTGTCGCGTCGCGCTCCTTGCAGAAGTCGCTCGAATACAAAATTGGAGACGGCAAGGTGGAGTTTGGTTCGCCACTCCCCTACGCCGCCTTCATCCATTGGGGCGTCAACGGAACCAGACGGAACCGGAACGCCCCCTTCTCTTTTGGCAGCAAGCAACCGCCTCTCGAACCCATCATGGAGTGGATGAAGGTGAAGCGCTTGAGACCAAGAGACAAAGACGGCAAGTTCGTCAAACGCATTGGACCGCGTGGCGGCGACCGACTAAAGAGCGCCGCCTTCATGATCGCGCGAAGCATCAAACGCAACGGCATCCACGGCCTCAAATACTACTCCGTGGCCCTTGAGAGCATCGTGCCACAATTCACAGACAAGATGGGCGACGCCCTTGTCAAAGACCTCCTCTCCTCCCTCTCCTTCAAGACGGGGAACATCACCGTGAAACTCAAATAAAATGGCCGCAAGAATCTTTGACGACCCCGGCTTTGACGTCCGCCCCGCAGGGCAACCGCTCATCTTCTCAATTGACGACACGGGCACGACGCCCGACCGGTTCGTGGTCATCGTGAAACGTTCAAGCGTCTACACCGCTGGGACGCCCGTTCAGGTGGCCAAATTCTACCTCACGCCCAACACGAATGGGGTGGCCTTCTTTGACCTCTCACCCATTGCCGAGAGTATCTTGGAGTTTCCTTTGAAGGCGGGCAGCACGGTCGTCCACAAGACGGCGGTGGTTGCCGATGCAATGGATGGCCTCACCATGCAGAGGTTCCAAGTGCAGGTGGCCGAATATAACTCCGGCACCGAAGGCAGCGTGGACGACACCGAAGAAGTAATTGTGACCAACGGAACCCAACAAATCGCCGACGGCTTACACCCAAGTTTCAACGACTACCTATGGGGCAACGACGTCGGGTTCTTGACTGAACGCCCCGTGGCGAACAACGTGATCACACACCGCGCCCGACGTGACGAGGAGATGGTGGTGAGCTTCATCGACGGCGACGACATCGGAGAGGCAAGAGCGGGTACATATATTTTGCGGGCAACCTATGTGCCTTATACCGGTTCTTCTTACACTGGGCCAGTAGGGGCGGCCTACACCGGAACGGACGTTACCGAGATGCTCCTACAAATCCCAATTGGCGGCCCGAATTTGGTGGCCAATTACGCCTCCGTTCCTTTCACCTTGGAAGAGACCGACTACATCGACTTCTATTTGTACCGAAGCGACGCGCCAAACCAAGCACAAATCGGCAACGCCTACCGCGTAGTCTTTGACGACACGAGAGGGTGCCGCAACACGGCCACGCAGGTCGCATGGATCAACACGAAGGGCGGGTGGGAATACCTGCGCTTCGATACACGAGCACCCAAGCAAATCAGCGTCGAGGGCAAGACCTTCCGCAAGACCATTGGCACCTACGGCGACGCCACGTTCTCGTTTGACGCGGCAGCAGCACAATACGACACCTTCGCCAAAACAGGAAAGGAGCAATACACCCTCCAAGAAAACTTCTTTGACGCCAACGAACGCGCCCTCTTAGACTCTCTCATGAAGTCTCGCATGGTGCAAATCAGGCGCATGGACGAAACGGTGTGGAAGCCGGCAACGGTCCTCACCAACTCACTCACCATCCAGCCCGCCGGGTCGCAATTCTACAACGTGTCCCTGCAAGTTGAAATCGCCCAAGATATCCGATGCTGAGACTCGTCATAAACAACAAGGACGTCGAGTTGTACGAGAACGCACCCGTCAATCTCAAGTTCCAATTCTCCGACGTCGAGAAAATCAACAACCCGCTGGCGAGCTACTCGCAGTCCTTCCGGGTTCCGTTGACTCAAAACAACGTCGACATCTTCGGCCACCTCGATCAGGTGACGGAGGTAGGAGGGTTGGACTTGAGGCAGCGCTTGTCGGCTCAACTCTTGTCCGACACCTACCCCATCATGGACGGGTTCGTGCAAATCAAGGCGGTCTACCTCACCAAAGAAATCTACCCAGAGGTCGAGTTGGTTTTCTTTAGTGGGGCGGTGGACTTCAAAAGCGAGCTCGAGGGTTTGTACCTCTCGGACCTCAACTTGAGTTCCTACGACCACGACCTAACCTTGACCAATGTCCAATTGTCATGGCTTGGGACGGGCAACTACATCTACGGAATTGTTGACACTGGGCAGAACTGGACGGCGGACACCTTCGGCACCGAAGGAAGCCCCCTCACCTTGCCGGAATTGACGCTATTTTTCAAGGCCAAGACTTTGCTTGACGAAATCTTTGAAGGCGCGGGCTTGACCTACGAAAGCACCTACCTTGAAGGAACGGACTTCGGCAAGCAATTCGTCATGTTTGCCAATGGTCAAACAGTGGTCGAATCAAACGACGACTTCCTTGAAAGCGCACGGACAACTCTTGCAAGCGATCAGACAATAGCAGCAAGCACCACGGCCATTGTTGACCTCGTGGACAACGGGGTGAATTGCTACGACCAAGGCGGCAACTGGGACAACCCGACCAACAAATACACGGTGCCGGAGAATGGCCTTTACAACGTGTATGCACTTGTCGACGTAGACCACAACGGAACCTTCCAGAATAGAGATTGGACGGTTCGTGTTGTTGTAGACCCAGCCGGAGGCGGCGCTAATTACAACCTTTGGGAACAAGACTTCGCCGATTCTATCCGTTATGACTGGCGGACGGAGTATAGCGTGGCAAATGGTGGTTATAGTGGGCCCGTGGTGCTGAATGCAAACGATGTTTTGTACCTCGAAATTGAAAATCGCGAGGCCGGAGCAAGTCTGACCGTTGAAGCAAACAACAACTTTTCCTCCGGACGCCGGACGTCTTTTGAGGTGTCGGCGGTTTCTCCTTTGGGTGGATATGAGGTGAACGTAGCGGCGAGCGCCCCGAAGATGCTGCAATTTGACTACCTGACCTCTTTGCAGAAACTCTACAACCTCGTCTTCATTCCAGACGAGCTCAAGCCCGGTCACTTCATCATTGAGACGTTCGAGGACTATATGGCCTCCGGCGACACGAAAGACTGGACCTCTAAGGTGGACTACGGCAAAGACGTTGTCATCAAACCAACCACGGACCTGCAAGCGGCTCAATATCGTTGGACGTACTCAAGCGGCAAAGACTTCGTAACGAAGACCGTAGAGGACTCTTTGGGCCGCGTCTATGGCGAATACGAAGTCACGGACACGGGCAACGAGTTTGCCACCGGAATCAACGAGGTGAAGACCAAGTTCGCCCCCTACCTCTTGAGCTTGGTGCCTAACTCCCCGACTCCGATTCTACGCCTTATCACACAGGACGGAAAGGCCATAAAAGACCCAGCGCCCCGGATTGCATACTACGCTGGGCTTGGTGACACGTTTGGAAGTTTGGACATCCTGAACGAGTCGGGCACGCAGTCTACCATGACGCAAATACCGACCATGTCCAACTATGACGTCCCCCAACCCGATCCGGGAGACAAGGACTTGAACTTTGGCATGGAACCAGCGATGTACCCCATTTCAGCGCAACCGGCTCACACCTTGTACTTCCGTTTCTGGGCTACTTACGTCCTCGAACTCTACTCCAACGAGGCCCGCGTATTGTCGTGCAATATGAACCTCACGGAGGCGGACTTGCAGTCGTGGAACTTCAACGACAAAATCTATATCAAGGACACCTACTACCGCATTCTCTCCATCAGCTACGACGCGAACGCACCGGGCACGGCGCAGGTGGAACTCATCCGGAAGCTCGACGACATCGAGGTGTGTGCCGATACGCCGACGGGCCTCTACCCAAACTCGGACATCGTGACGTTCAACAACTCGTCCACGGACTACGGGAGTGAGGCGTGTTGCGTCTTGTACGGCTACGACTGGAGAATTAACCGCGTCACCTTGGACCAACGTTGCCACACGAACACCCAACAACTTGACATCTAAATGAAAGACCCCAAGCACATCACCTCGGCCATCCTTCTTCTGCAAATGGAGAAGGTGAGGAAGCCCCTTCCATGGTGGCTTGTCCCTCTTGACTTGTTCTTGGCTGGCCTCTACCTCACCGGGTTTGTGGCGGCTTGTGTTGCACTCCTTTACCTCGTGGTGTCATGGCTATAAGCAAGCAACAAATCATCCTCGAAATTGACGCGGACACTGGAGAGGTACTGAAGGCAACAAGCGACCTCCAAAAGAATATGGAGGGTGTGGCCGACGCTGCGAACGATGCAGCCGAGGCGACGGAGAGCATCGGCACGGCGGGAGCCGACGCCGGGAAAAAATTAAAGACAGCGGGTCAAACCGGCACCTCGGCATTCAAGGGCTTGGGTGCTGCGATCAAGGCAACCGGAATTGGGTTGCTTGTGGCATTGTTGGCCAAACTTGTCGTGGCATTCACCGAAAACAAGAAGGTCGCCGATGCGCTGGGCGTGGCTACGGCTGCGCTTGGAACCATCTTCAACCAACTCATCGAGTTCGGGACACTTGTCGGGGAGAAGTTGTTCGAGGCATTCAGCAACCCCAAGCAAGCCATCCTCGACTTCAAAGACCTCATTGTTGAAAACATCGTCAACCGTTTTGAAGGTCTTCTAAAGTTGGTGCCTCGACTTGGTGAGGCCATTGGTCTGCTTTTCAAAGGCGAGTTTGGTGCAGCCGGAAAGGTCGCGGCGGATGCGGTCGCACAAGTGGCCCTCGGGGTTACTGACTTCACCGACAAGGTTGGAGAGGCAACGGTGGCCGTGGTGGAGTACGCCAAGAGCACCGCCGAAGCCGTGACCCAAGCAACCGCCCTTGAACGTCAACTGCAAGCGTTAAACAATGCGGAGCGGG